AATAAGCCTCGCGCTCTTGTACGGTTTTACCTTTTAACTCTGATGCCTCTAATTCTTCTAATTTCGGCGCATACTCTTTGCGCCAAACTAACTCTAACTCACGTTGTTCTTTGCGGTACTCAGGACTATCTTTAATAATCCGCATTTCTTCGACAACATCTTGTCTATCATGCCACTGCCGCCATGCTGGGCTTATGACCTGATTTGCCATTGATCGAGGGGAACCCCCTTTTGCAAAACCTTCACGCTCTTGAATAGCGTGTTGCAATTCGTGTAATTGCGTTGATTTATATTGGTCGGGCCGTGTTTGCCTATCCACATAGTTATAAATAGTGTCAATGTTTGGCGAATAACTGCCACGGGCATCTACACTAAACCCACCCGAAACGTCTATGTCTCCAATACCTTGAACAAAGTTACGTCTTGCGCGGCCTAAATCTTTATAACGCTTTTCAAGTTTGGGTAACTCATCGGCCATCGCTGGCGTAAATTCTTCATACCCCTGCTTGCCGGAATTTTGCTTTGTGACCTTATAATAATCTATCGTTGAACCGACTTTTCTCATTTCATCGGCAAGTTCTCTATAAGATCTCTCAGGGGAAGGGTAAGCATCAAAAAGGTACGGATGCTGTAAAAGGTCGCTAACATTTGGCGTTTCGCCAGATAAAAGAGGTCTTAAACTTAATTTTGCCTCATCGTCAGGAATCTCGAATTTCCATTCGCCATCAACATCCTTATACCAATGCTGACCCATCCGGCCCGTCTCATCCCATATTTCATCACGGCTTGCGCCACGCCCTTCCATCGACATGGCTTTGCCTAAAGCGCGGGTATCCGCTGTTGCCGCGCCGCGCCCTGCAAAAGCACCAAGCACCGCGCCTTCTGGGACCATGCCCGTTGTGCTTGCCAGCAACCCGCCCATAAGCGGGGCATCTACCGCAGCATTTGTAATAATGTCAGGGTTAATCTTCATATCACCCGTTGCCATCGCGCCCACTTTTGCCATGCTACTTAGAGGGTCATAGAGCAAAGCGGGTAATCCCCATTCTGGTGGCCCTTCAAATTCACTTATGTCATCGCCCCCAATGTCAGGGACAACCCTCTGGACAAAAGGCAATATGCCACCACGATTGGCTATCGTTCCCTCATACTGCAATAACCTGTCAATTCCCGTTAAAGCATTAGCCACTTCTTGACGGTTATATGCCCGTTTCATTTAACTGCCGTAGCTTGTTGAGGGAACATTGACCCCTAGATAACCGTACTCAACCCCGCCCATGTCTATATTGGGCTTGGCTCCATCCTGACCTCTAATGATTTCCAATCTCTCCCGGTAATGCGCCAGCGAGGTTGAGAAATCCAAGCCCCTGCCTTGCAACCACCTAAACGTAACTCCAAGGGTCATAAGTTCCTCATCGAAAACAACCGTATTGGCATCGTTGTTAAAGTCCGAACCGTCTGCCGCCGCAGGGGTAGCTCCCGAATTAAGGTCAACCCAATTCTTTGAATAATACTCAAACTTCACCGACTGACTCGCCGCAGGGCTAGGGTGGAATAAAAGCGTCCCGCCGCGTATCCGAAACCAGTTTGTCACTCCGCTAGTGACATCAGCCTTCACTCTCTGCCACTGGACATCCGTAAGCGGCCCAAACACCTTTTCGCTGGTTGTTCTGTTCCACATGGTGTCATTGGCAAATCGGTCAAAGTCTGATGCTATGGTTGTCATCACACCCTGACTCTCTTGTGCCGCCGTAGTAACCGAACCCTCTTTCTGTAAAATCTCCCAATCATAGACGCTAGCTAAATGCTTGCCCTCTTGCGAAGCCGCACGAAGCAACTGACGCACTTGAGGGTCAGTGTTTGATATAACGGTAGCGGGTCGCTCTATGCCGATCTCGTCGGCTGCGCCCTCTATGATTGTCAATAACGTCATGGCGCGACAGAGGCCACGGGTTCTGGAGTCAGGCCAAGCAAGTCTCTCGCGTTCTGCCTATGAGTGTATCCACTCATCCCTACAGCATCCAACCCACCGTCATTCACAACGGCTAATTGTTCCGCTGTATGAATCCCGTTGGACTTCATCTTTGCCGCAAGTTTCTTTCCAATGCCCTTAACGTCAGTCAATGGAGTGCCTTCGGGTTCTACTTCTTCCCGGCCTTGCGTAAACGCTTCCCACTCTTGGGCAAACTGCTCCTTGTGGGCTTCGGTGGGCTTCTTAACAACTGTCGATGGATCACCCACGATTGAGACTTCAAGCATGACAATCCCACGCTCGTCCTCAAAGAAAATTGCTCTCAGGTTCTTTGCCATTATGCTTTCCTCGTTTTTGGTTTTGAATTTGCCCTACGCCGCTTTGCCGCCAATGTTTTCTTTTTATTGGCTTTTGACCCCTTTGGATACGGTAGGTGAACCGTTTGACCCGTTGGCGTTTTAAATTTTGGCATTTTTCCTACCTTTTCCTATTGACAGTTAGATTATAACTGGTTATATTATAACCACACACAGACAGGAGAGAGAAATGCCTAGAAAAAAAGAAGTTACCCAAATTATCGTTCAAGACAACGCTCCCGAAAACATCAATTGGCGCGGCGATGTAGCACCAGCGTTTACCAGCAAACGCTCCGTTCTTGCCGCAATGGATATGGTGGCGAAACCGGACAGATTGGATGTGTTTCGCGCAGTCAAACGTGGATCTCGCTGGTTTTTGCAAGTCGGCCAACCCGTGGCCTAACTGCACCCCCATAGCGATGTATCGCGCCACTGGCTCCACATCAGGCGGAGCCTTTCGGCGTAGAAACAAGGAGAGAGAAGATGTTAGTAAAAAATATGACTTACGGCCATTTTGAAACCCCGAATCAGCTTGAAGATTTAGGATTATCTGGCAACACTTTTCACGCTGCATATGCCGATGCGGATAGTGTTCCTTGGACAACCAAGGGCTTGAAAATCACACGCTTTAGAATTGTCAGCGATCCTAGCTTTCCAGCTTGGGATGTCAGTTATTGCTATGGCGATGTGGACGGCGAAAAGGTCGTTGTCGAATTACCCTTTAGCCAGCTTCCCAAGCGGAAATGGAAGTCGGAAATCATTCGCTACGCAAAGCGCGATGGTGTTTTCGCTAAAGGCTTAGGCATTTTTGAAAATGTGAGCGCGATTGTCGCGTGACCTTCAATTCATTGAGCTAAACGCTCCGCTTCCCCGGATACCGCGCCGGGGTTTTGCGGTGTAAACTTTAGGAGAAAAACATTGGATATTCAGAAAATCAGAACCGACCTAAAAAATAGTGGCGATAAGCACCTTGTTAGTTTGGAAGCCACCTTTTCCGATAAGCAACTTGTACGCCTTGCCGAC